ACACGGCATATTTATATGTTGTGACGATCGATCAGTTCCTAGCGGACTCCTCTAGTCGCTTTACGCGTGGAGAGAGGAGTGGTTCTGGTGAGCAGGCAGCTCCCAGTCGGAAGGAAGCACCCCTTAGGGACTGCTGACTGACCCGGGAGCTTGCTGCTCACCGATACCGCGACAGGCAAAGCTTCACCACAGGGGAGCTTTGTCCTGTGGAAGAGATACTTTTATCCGAAGCGCTATGACTACACCAAATGACGTTTGGTTTCACAATCAGCCTACTCGTTCAGAGTGGGCGGAAACGCTAGGAGCGGGAGGCAACGCCTTCCAGAAGGGTCTGTCGACTGTCTTCTCCCCTGCAGCGCAAGCTACAAGTTACGGTTTGGAAGCTCCAATCCGTTTGGGAAAGCACGTTTACGAATCGGCTGCAAAATGGGCTCATGGGCCTGTTCATCGTGTGCCTCTGCGGGGAATCACCTCAGCAGAGCATACGGCGGCCGTGCTCAAAGCTCATGAAGCAGCCGTTGACAAAAACGCTCGCCATTACAACAATTTGGGAGCTCATGAAGTCAAACGTTCGTCAGACATAAAGCGGGCCGATATCGAAAGAGTTGGCCAGCCGAAGTCTTCAATGAAATCTCTACCGAAAACATCTCAGCCCTTAGTTAGGTCTGAGAAGAGAAATCCTGTGGAACAGCGCATACTACCTACTACTATCACTGATCATATGCCTCCGAAACAATCGAAACGAAGGTCTTCAGTGAAAAGGTCCAGCTCGGCCAAAACCAGCAGGACCAAGGGGAAAGCGAGAGGAAAGTCTAGCGGCAGCGATCTTACTGCTGCGCCCGTGGCCATTGGCGGTGGTGCCCCGAAGTTTTCGTTCGGCACTCGCAGTGGCAAGCACAGAGGCTACAACTCGTTGGTTGTTAGCGGCACAGATTACATCAATTCCGCTGCACTGACTACTGCCAACAACATTCAAGGCGGTTCAGTGTTTTCGATGGCTCTTAATCCCACTACGATCTCGAATACTCGACTGTCCGTGCAGGTTCAACTGTACGAACGGTTTATGTTCAAAAAGTTCAAGATCTATTATGTGCCAGCAGTTTCGTCGGCTACCGCCGGCGGCTTGCTGGGTTATTTCGACCTCGACACCAACGACAATGTGCCAGTGCCTGGCGCAGCTGCTTTGCGTTACGCAGCCGCTCATCAGAGCTCGGGACCATCGAACGTGTGGACACCGCACGTCTGGTCGCTCCCTCCTCCCCCCCCCAATCAGGATCAGTACTTTTGTCAGCCGTCCACTTCGGACTATCGCCTCACTGAGCAGGCTATATTCCAGCTGTTGTGCTCCGTTCCAGGAGCCGCTGGCACCCTTGGATCACTTTATTGTGAATATGAAGTGGTCCTGTATGTTGAACAGTTTGACGCTGGCAGCGCAGGATCGGGCTTGAGTCTAATCAACTCCTCGACTGCGACTGCCACCGACATCTTCAACACCGCTACAATCACGGGCAACGTTGGTCTATCTGTTGCTACCACAACGAGCGTTGTCTTGTTGAATTCTGGTGTACGAGTTCTCGTATCGTGTTTGCTCAACGGAACAGGGTTGGCTGCATTGACTGAGACGTTGTCAGGTTGTACTGCGTCAGTCGGGGTGAACATCATCAACTCCGGCGCTACAGTGGCGTCTTACTGTCGCATCCTCACTGCGACTGCAGGTTCGACGTCCATGTCGTTTAGGCTTACAACGACAGGCACGATCACATCGAGTGTGTGTTTCGTCGCCAATTACCCCACTGGTGGGTTGACGTTAGGAGAACGCAAGGAAGCTACCTTGTCCTCCATTGTCGCTGCGGAGCGCAAACTCAAGCAGCTCCGCGACGATTTCGAGACATTTCGGCCTGGTGACCCTGCCGCTTGTGCAATTGCACGTTCGTGTGAAAGCAAGGGCGGGGAAACCAAGGAGATCAGACTCGACGTCTCACCTGTGGCTGATCAGTTCGGGATGGGTCTCGCTACTACTCGTCCTTCTGATCCTCCTGCAAAAACTTCTTCTTCTGAAGTGCCAGCAGGCTATGTGCTGATTCGTAAGCCGCCATAGTTTGGTAGACAAATAAATTGGGAGCAGTGAAACCTGCTCTTGCGAAGCGTTAGTGAAACCTGTACCTATGGGTCGTTGGGCTGGCTGGGATGGCCAGGTTTCTTTACTTTCGTTAGCGGACCCAGCCGCCCCTGCGTAGCAGGGGCTCTTTCGGTGAAGCCAGTAACCTATCTGGCGTGCTAAAATACGGAACTGTGCGGGTGGCGACGTGCAGCACAAGTAGTATCCAGTCTACGTTCAAAACTGGCGCGAGGCATTCTTGCGTATAGATGCCAAAACATTCTTTACCTACAACGATCATGACAACACTCTCGAAATTTGATGCTCTCAAGCTCAAGTTCCAGGAGTCCCAACTGCGTCTGACACACGAAGCTGAAGCTGAAGCTAAGCGTCGAGCAGAACATGAGGCGGAGGAGAGAAAGAGTGCGGAGAGCAAGCGGAAAACTACCCCCGCTGCCTCCAAACCGGCTGTGCCGGAAGTGCCGAAAGGTTCGGAGTCAAAGGGGGACACGAAGTCCCAGACGACCGCGCCCGGTAGCCAAACCGTCAAGAAGCTTGGGTTCAAAATGCCTGAATCTACCTTTATGGCCCCCCCCGCCCCCCCGGAATCACCTGGCCCCGTCAAGGGCAAGGATTACGGGGAGACTGTCCCTCACCGAGTCAGTCTGAGCGATATCATCAACAAGAAGTACCGGACTTCGACGGAAAAGAAGTCAGACGCCAAAGCGGCTGTCAAGGTGCCTCCACTGCCTACGGTGCCTCCGGTTCCTCCTCAAATGTCTACAGAGGATGCTGCGAGTGCTCTGCGCACGATGAAGGGAGTCAAGCTTCTCAAATCCATGCGTGTTCCAAAGGGTATGCCAATGCCGACTCAAAAGGCTTGGTCAGAAGATGCCCACTACACGTACAAGATGATGTTTGGTAAACGAGGCAAAGACCGCCAAGCCTGGGTTGCATTCTTCAGTCAACCTGCTGCTTTGCTGCCGGAGAACAAGGAATTCTTCGACACCATACTCAAGGAGGAGCAAACGATCTTCCCGAGTGGCGGCTCCATGCGCGGGCTCATCAATCGGATGAAAGATGGGTTCAGTGCGCCTCGTCCCGCAACAATCCTCGTGTCAAATGAGGAAATGTTCGAGGTCTGCAAGCGTTTCTACGCGGACCCCGATCTTGTGTGGGATTTCAGAGGGAAGCTCTGGTCCGACCCGTCTCTGTCTGTGCCAATCAATGACGAGAGTGCTTACGGAATGCCTTACCTTGGGCCCGATCCATCAGATCGCAGCAAGGACGCGCACTTCGAGGACCTCCTCAAGAATTGCCAGAAAGTTTGGGACGGCTTGGAAGCTACTCTCCCTGCTACTCTTGAGAAATTTGTGGGGGTTAAGTCTGGACCGTGGCGTCCTCTCATGACCACCCTGCTCAAGAACAAGTCGGCTGTTTACGATGTGGTGGAAGAGCAAAAGAAAACTCGGCCCTACTACGTGATGCCGGCTCACCTCGCGCTGCTGTTCTCTCAGCTGTGCCACGGTGTTATGGCAGGTGTTCGCAGTGAGCTTGACTTGCTGGCCGAAGGCTCCGAGGCAGCTGGAACGTCATGTGCGTTCAAGATGTCCTGGTTCTACGGAGGTGCAGACAAGCTCCTGAATTGGGTGGCGAATGCCAAGTACGCAGCTCTGTCGTACTGTGATGACAACTACTGGCGCTTGGTTGTGTTCATCAATGGTGTGGAAACGGTCTTTATTGCAGCGCCTGACGTGAAGCACATGGATATGTCGCTTGGACCGCACTGGGGTGCGGTTGTCTCTCGGTGGTTCAACATGTTCTACCAAGACAAACTGGATACCAAGTGGCAGATTCTGCTGGATCTTGGCATTTACATGTCATTCACTACGCCGGCCATGGTCGATGGGCTTGTTGTGGCGGAGTTCGGACAAGGATTGTCATCGGGCACCCCCTTCACCCATGTTGTTGATCAGGTAGCGTCAGCGGTTGCTCACGTCAAAGTCGTGCCCATGCTTGAAACTCTCTCTGGCAAGGAGTACAAGGATGCGGCGACTGCTGCTGCAGACATGCGGGATCTCATGGCTATGATCAAAGCTATGCTCGCAAAGGACCTCGGTCTGCACCTCAAGGACGGCACCACGGATTTCGTGCGTGTCGCTGAGAGGGAGAAAGGGAAGGATTGGACATTCATTCTGAGTGAAGTCGGCCAGAAAAATCCATGGCCTCCATTCCTTGGGTGCCAGCTTGCCATGAGCCACGAAGGCCCTGTGCCTGTGCTCGAAGAGAAGAAGCTGGTGCATTCCCTGCTGAACCCGGTGTTTTCAGACTCGCCTGGCTCCAAGATGGCCCGTGCTTATGGCATTGGCCTTGCGGCTTGCTTCTATCCTCGTATTTTCGCGGCGTGTGGTTCCATTTGGGCTGCCTCAAAGGCCCAAGGGTTCAACCCGAACCGCGTCAGTGTCGAAATGCCTGGCACTGGCGAGGACAGTGAGCTGCCTCTGGAGGCTCAACCTTACAACTTCAAGAAGTCTGAGCAAGGCGACTATCTGTACACCGACGACGGAGAGCCCATCGTCGAGTCCGTGCGCGACTTCCCACCTGCTGAAGTGTTCCAGCGTTACTACTTTCCCAAGGAGGGCAAGGAGGAAGCTGTGGTCACTCAGCTTACGGCCGGCACTGAACCTGCAAAATACGAAAGCAAGTCAGATCGCTGGGCTGACTCCGGACTGCTGGGAGAAGCAGTGGAGACAAAAATGGTGGAGTCTGCGGCTGGACCAGTTGCTGCTGCGACCGTGTCCCAGCGTGTGTCTGTCGTTTCTGACACTGCCAAGAATGTCAAGGAGTCCATGCAATACCAGCCGAACTATGAGCGACGAAAGGAGAAGCAGCGGAAGCATCAGCTGATGCTTACGCAAAAGCTTGCCCTCAAGAACCAAACGATCATGTCACGCGAAGGTGGCGGTCCCAAGGTTCGTCGTGCCAACGTCCTGAAGGAAGCCTACAAGGCAGCAGGTGTTGGTGAGCTGGTTGATCTGGCGGCCGAGCAGGCCGAGGCTGATGTGCGAGATACCATTCAGCAGTTCCAGCGGGTCGAGGAAGAGCTCGACGCTGAAAACCAGGACATGGATGAGGAGCAGACCGAGCTGTGGGCTCAACGCATGGAGTTCCAGATGGAACAAGCGGAGTACAATCTTGGAAAGGAGACCGCTGTTGCCCGTGCGGATCGTGCAGCCAAAGACAAGGCGAAGCGTCCAAAACTGAAGTGGGACATCGACCCTGGTTAGGGGTCGCCTTCAGCATAGGTTCATCCTCCCTTCCCAGTGCCGCAGGAGGTTGTGAAGTCACAACCTGGTGGCACTGGACGATGCTAGCGGTTGGGTTGGCATACGTGAATGATAATTTGTATCGTTCGAACTAAAACATTTACCCAATCAAGCCTAAACACTGTGTTGTTGATTTGTTGTGCTGCCAGTACAATGAGTTGAGTAACACAGGGGCCTCACAACCTGG